AAACGGGATGGTACTAAACGTGCGCTGAAAGTTAATCTGTTTAAATGCATTATTCGCAGGCAGTTCTGAAGGACCGAACGCTACATAACGTTCTTCGTATTCAGAGTACTTCTCTACACTCTTAAGTGCATTTTGAACGTCTTGTACATTTGACTGCAAACTCTGGATTGCTGATGTGTCCGCATCAGCACCCTTGGGTAGAACAAAATTAAATACAGCATCATCTGATGTACCTACATTCGTAACGCTTGCTGTGGCACCAGATACAACAGTACCTACCTTAATAGTAGATGCGCGCCCTTGGGTTCCAGTACCGCCTGTATCACCCTTGGGTAGAACAAAATTAAATACAGCGTCCTCTGATGTACCTACATTCGTAACGCTTGCTGTGCCACCAGATACAACAGTACCTACCTTAATAGTAGCTGCGCGCCCTGGGGTTCCAGTACCGCCTGTACCACCTGAGCCGCCTGTGCTGTACTTCAACGCTTCCCATGAGAACTCAGCTATCTTAGGCATTATTTGTCCTCGGTGTCTTTAGTGTCCTCAGTTGCTAGAACTTCAGTCTTAGCCTTAGAGGTACTCTTTGTGCTCGCTGCCTTAGTAGGTTGAATAACCTTAGCTTCGGCTAAAGGAGCAGAGGCGCTAGCCCCTGCATCCAAAGCGGCACTCTGAATAGTGTACACGAGTGCCATATATACTCCTTATGCGCGGGTAACAGTTACCACAGCAGCGGTATCAGGACGGCGCACACCAACGGTGTACATAGCATAGCAGTCCAGAACGTTGCTGAAGTTCAACTTGTCATCCCAGAAAGTGCTGGTGAACGGTTTAGCTTCGACAGTCACCAAAGTTTTGGTTTTGTCAAACACAATCATCTCACCTTTCAGGTCGGCTGCTGTTGCATCGAAACCATAAGAGTTCGCAGCAGTACTCAACTGGTGATGACCACCAGCCAGAGTAGTACCAACCTTAGTCGGGAATACTACGCACTCTACGATGTTGATACCGTTGATGCGAGCTACACGGCGGTCAGCGAAATCACCGTTGTTGCTGGTGAAGTCTGCGTTCAGCAGTTTCGGGTGATGAGTGAGCTCAGAGAACACAGCGGGAGTTACCAGAGTTACCATACCGCTCAACGGTACTTTACGGGTAATCAAGGTTTCCACAGCTTTCTTGTGAGCTTGTTCCAGAGCAATTGCGTTAGCTTCCAATGCAGCTTGGGTAGTGGCAGTTTTAGTCAGAGCCACAGCAACTTCAATACCGTCATTGAACGCAGGCTTCAGGTGAGCAGGAGCAACCCAGTTACGAGACTTTTGCAATTGAATGATGTGAGCCTCATCGAAGACGCTGGCGAACTCAGAGCCGTTGTTCTGACCAATTTCGGTCAGGCGGTCTGGAGCAGTCCAGTCATCTTGATAGTCAATCGGGTTACGGATATACAGAACAACTTCTACGATGATGTTCAGTTTATCGTTAGCAACACGTTGGTCTTCCAACGCCACACCAGAAGTACGAGACTTCACGGTAGAAGTACCCATACGGTCAATACGGTAGTTATTGCTATTCGGGACAGTAGTACGTTGAGTACTCAGATGGGTGAACAATGCGTTGTACTGGAATGCAGTATCAACTTGGTTCTTGTACACTTCCAAATGGATGTCGGTGTTACTTGCTGCGCCACCCCAATGGATGCGCGTGCTATTACCTGCGTGTGCAGTATCAGCCATAGGTTATCTCCTAATTACTTGTTAAGTTTGATGCCCAGTTGTCGCTGAGAAAGCAACGCTTGGTATTCTTCCGAAGCAGCCCCTGTTTCCAGAGAGCGACCACGGTACTTTTGTTGAAGCTCTTGAAGCTTCGTGCCGAACTCGGCGCTTGACAAACCCTGTTGGGCTGTCTGTTGTTGACCTTCCAACATGTTACCTTTCTTAATAACTGCACCTGAACCAGCAACTTGTGTCTGCATGATTCGGATAGCAGTATCGAAGTGCTTACTGTTTAATAGGGTCTGAACAGCTTGTACTTCATCGGCACTTGCTGTTGCCTTAAAGGTTCCAGCCAGAGTTTGCCATTCAGCTTCACCGCCTACTTTACTGTACACATACTCCTTAGCGGAATTGATTACAGCAGCGGTGTCTTTAACCACCGCAGTAGCAATAGCCAATGCAGCGGAAGCTTTGTCGCCGAATACAGCGGCGTACATATCACGATTGATGTCTTGCACGTTACCACTAGCCAGAGCATCTTTAGCTAACTCAATAGCCTTAGTTGCATCCACACCAGTAGCACCAGCCAGATTATCAATCAGTTCCTTAGTGCTATCTGCAATATCAAAGTCTAAGACTTCATTTGCAGGAGCTTCAGGTTCTTGGGGTACTTTCGGTTCAGGCTCATTAGGTTCTTGTGGTTCCTGCGGAGCCTGAGGTTCTTTCGGTTCAGTATCTTCTGGCACTACAGGTTTTGGTACATCCAGCAGGCCATCAGCTACATTCGGGTCAATGTCGGGCATTAGATATTTCCTAATTGTTCGGCAGCATCCACGGTACTATCCGTACCAGTAATCTGTCGTTGTTGAACTTGCATCTGTGCTTGTTGTTCTTGTTGCTGCTTGAGTTTAGCTTCGAGCTCTTTCTCAGTCAGCATTACATCCACGGTATTCAATCCGTGTGCAAGCATAAAGCGGTCGATAATCTTCTCCACGTTGAAACGCGGGGAGACTTGGGTAAGTACAGGTACAAGCGTACCAAGCTCTTGACCCAGTAGCAACCATTGCTGTGTCTCAGCAGCGCGGCCTAAGGCTTGCATACCAGTCACAACACGTAAGTCAATCGTACCAGAGATATAAGCAATCACAAACGATGGGTCAAGCTCAGCACTCAGTACAAACGCCATAGGCAAATGTAATCCCTGAGACAACTGACTGTACACACCGCCGAGGACTTGCTCAGCTTCCATAGCCGCTAACTGAATCTCATACGCTGTAACACGTTCAGCATCACGTTGATTAGAGGTGTACAGGAACGCAGTAGTCAGTCGCTGGAAGATACTATTGATGTCGGCTGTGAGTGCCTGAATCTTGTTGTACTGTCCAGCCTCGAATGCTTGGATAGCACTAGGGTCACCTTGAATGATTTCCCCGCTGGCAGCATTGACAAATGATTCTACATCAACCATACTGTTCGGAGCATACAGGTACTTGATGTTCGTGCTCTCAAGCTCATATGAAGCTAAAGCAGCGCTGAGCTCGCTGAGCTTGATGAAGTCACCAGCATAATCCTCTACCTGCCCACGCCCGTAGTTGTCACCTGATGAAAGGTTCCACACTACAGGAATGTACGGGCAGAACATCTCAGGGTACTCCTCTTCCGAATCAGGAACTCGTAAGCCCTGAATCTCCTGATGGACTTCCCAAGTGTCGATGATACCGTTAGCAGTCTCGTGGGATACACGATTGATTACGGTGTACAACGGAACCTCAGAATCATCACGGAAGTTAGGATTAATGTTCAGCAGGTCTTTGATGTTCTGAGAGAGCTCACGATACTGCAAGCTCTCCTTTGTGATGATCCGTAAGACCTTACCATTAGCATTACGGCGCAAGGCATAGTTATGCAGATTCAGAACACGGGTTACACCATCACGGCGAATTACCAGACAGTTTCCTGTGACTACCAGCAATCGGATAGCTTGAACTAACTGAGCATACGCTGCATTGTCGAACAACGCTTCACATGCCTTGAGTTCCAGATTGGATAAATCAATCTTCTGCTCATCCGAGAGTTCCTCATCGTTCATAACCTTGAACTTGAAGAAGCTGGTGTTCGTGGGGAACAGAACCTGAGCGAGTTTAGTACTCAACCGATTAACGAGCATAGCACCCATACTCTGATAGTCATACTGCACGATTTGATTACCAGTCCCTACGTGTAAGAACTCAGGGAACACAGATGGTAATGTCCAACGTGCATAGTCAGAACAGCGGTGAATTAGCGCGTCATCTTGGTATCGGTTGAAATCAGATTCGGCAGTAGTCATCATAAGCCAAGTCCAGATGATACTGTAGCAGTTGTAGCTCGCTTACGGCGACCAGTACTGATTACTGAATCAGAGTTACCAGCAGACTGAACATTAGCTACATCCTCGGTACCCGCGTCACGGTTAAGCTTGTTAGCTACACGTGCAGCGTCAGCCTCACCCTGTACTCGTTTGCTCTCAGCGTCAGCACGTTTGGATGCCTCTTTAGCGGATTTACGTTGCGAGTACACGGTAGCCGCAGTCGTGATTGCCACTACGGCAGATATAAAAGCACTCATTGTGCCTCCTGTAAGTACAATGTGTTATCAGGTAACACACGGTTAGTGAGCAGCCTTTGATGGTCATCGGTCATGAACGCCTCTGCCTCTGGTACAGTACTCGCTGGGTTTACCATTACAGTCGTCCAATACGTATCTGCATGAACTACACCAACTCGCTTAGTACCTGAAGAAGCAGGTAGCACATGCCAACCTGTTAATCGTTGTACACCATCATCGGTACTAACAGTTATATCGCCGAATAGAATACTGATTGTATCAACATTCAACTCAGCGCCTGTAGCTGCTATACCAGCGGGTATTAATACAGTTCTAGCGTACATACCGCCATGTATTAAATGCTCCGCAGGGAAGTGTACTTGTTGTTCTTGTAATAGCATCTGTTCAAACGCTAGTACTTTATATTTATCAGACGGTATAAGACTTATATCCATTACTTACCGCCACGTTGTATATTCTGAGAGATAGTATTAGCTATAAAACGTATTACATTACGTTCTCCTTGCTTTACTAACATACTCTCATGTGTATTATCCTTTGGTACTTCCGAGAACATACTATGTAAGTACTCTAGTTGTTCTACAGTAAATACTACTTTAGTACCTTGTATATTCGTACTAGGTTTACCTAATACATAGTTAATTATATTCATAGTACTATCCGTTCTTTATTAGGTTATTAGTATTATACTATTACTTATTATTATAATTTATTATATCTATAATTCTCTATATTAGAGCTATAGTAGTATAGTATTAGTATTATATAGTCTTATTATCGGCTATATAAGTACTCTATATTATCGTTACTATTACGCCTCTACAGCGTTACTTAACGTACGTCTCCGTACTATTAGTGTGACAATAAATTTTGAACTATAAGTATGACAATAAAAATACACCTACAGACTATCAATAATCTTTCGACCATTAATAAAATCTATAGGTG